GAGTTCATCGGAGGTGCTGGCGCAGCAGTCACTGTGAATAGCGTCGACCTCTCAGACCACATCACCCAGGCGTCGCTGGAAATCAACTACGACGACGTCGACACAACCGCGTTCGGCGATACGACGCGGACACGCATCGCCGGCCTCGGCGACGCAACCGTAAACATCACCTTCAACCAGGACTACGCGGCCAGTGAGGTCGACGCGACGCTGAACGGCATCGTCGGTACTGCCGTTGCCTTCGAGTTGACGCCCGAAGCCGGCGGAATCTCGGCCACCAACCCGAAGTATTCCGGGTCCTGCCTCGTCGTCAGCTACACCCCGATCTCGGCAGAGGTCGGATCGCTCGCGACGCTGTCGGTGTCGTGGCCGGTAACGGGAGCCATCACCAGGGCTACGTCCTAACCAGGAAGGGGGGCCAAAATGCCCAAGGGAATGAGAGTCGACTTCGCTATCACGCACGACGGCGAAGCCCGAACCGTCACCGCAGGACCCGTGTCCATAGTCGCCTTCGAGCGCAAGTGGGGCGTCGGGTTCATTGCCATGATCAGCCAACCCCACGTCGAGCACCTGGCGTGGCTGGCCCACGATGCGCTCCACAAGCAGGCCCTGGCCGGCAACGGCCCGGCGATCAAGCCGTTCGACGAGTGGCTTGCGGGCCTCGACGACATCCGTGTCGTCAACGAGGGCGAGGAGCCGGTCCCTTTGGCTGGGACTCCCTGACCGTCCAGGTCGCCGCGTTGGCGGTGCGGACAGGGATCTCGCCCAGGGAGCTCTACGAGCTCGACGCCACGATGCTCGACGCGATGTGGCGGGTGCTGTCCTGGCAGGTCGACGAGCAGAAGAAGGCAGCAGACCAGGCGAAGTCGAGGAGGCGCAGGTGACAGTCAAACCGCTAAAGACAAACAAGAAGCTCACCGGCGACGTCGAGATCTTCGGCCTCAAGGAGATGCAGCGAGCCCTACGCAAGGCACCGCCGGAGACGAGGAAGCGCGTCAACGCCGGCTCGAAGGAGGTTGCCGAGCATGTCGTCAAGTTGATGAAGGTTCGCGCCAGGTCCGTTCCACACGCCCACCAGTACGAGCTCGTCGTGCCGTCGCTGCGTGCCATCGCCGGCCGTACCCCTCGCATGCGTATAGGTGGGACACGCAAGGCCCGCGTGTCGCGCAAGGCGCGCCCCTCTGTCGGCGAGTTCCTCCACGGCGTCGAGTTCGGCGGCCGCGCAAGGAAGCGCACCTCGAGGGGTGGTTCGACGATGCAGTTCGCACCCCACCGGGGCCGCAAGGGGTACGTCATCTTTCCGACGATTGCCGCCTCGCATGAGTTCATCAAGAGGGAATACTCCCGCCAGATCGACAAAGTGCTGAGGGGCATCTGATGGCATCTCCGGTTCGTACCCTCACAGTCAACTTTGTCGGCAAGACGAAGGACCTGGATAAGGCGTTCAAGCGCGTGTCCAAGGGCTCGAGCCTCATGTCGGACAGGATGGCGCGGGCAGCGTCGATAGGCATGGGGGCGTTCGCAGGCATCGGCGCAGCCGTGGCCGGCGCTGTGATGACCCTGAAGCCGATGGTCGAGGGCGCTGCCGCCGTCGCCGAGTCCCTTGCCAAGAACCGCGTCCTGTTTGGCGACGCCGCCGCAGCTGCGGAACGGTTCGCCGAGGGCTCGGCTGAGGCGTTCGGCATATCGCGCCGCGAGGCCCTCGAGGCGGTCGGCGTGTTCGGTTCCCTGGCGCATGCGATGGGGATGCCCCAGGCCGAGGGTGTCGACCTGTCGGTCACGATGACGAAGCTCGCAGCGGACATGGCGAGCTTCAACAACGTGTCCGTCGAGGAAACCCTGACCGCCCTCCAGGCCGGCCTCCGGGGCGAAGCCGAGCCGCTGCGCCGCTTCGGCGTCCTCCTCGACGCCGCAACGCTGAAGGCCAAGGCCCTCGAGGAGGGCCTCATCGAGAACGAGAAGAAGGCCCTCACGCCGCAGGTGAAGGCCCTCGCTGCGTATCGGCTGATCCTCGAGCAGACAGTGGTCCAGCAGGGCGACTTCGAGAAAACATCGGACGGCCTGGCCAGTCAGACCAAGAAGCTCGCAGCCTCGTTCGACGACATCAAGGACTCAATCGGCGAAGGGCTCCTGCCGGTCGTCACCGACGTGGTGACGGCCTTCAACGACGAACTCCTGCCGTCGATCAAGGCGTTCTGGGAGGACCCGTCTGTGGCTACGTCGGCCAGGGAAGCCGGCAAGATGTATTGGCGCGTGTTCGGGGAAGGCGTCGAGGAGGCTGCCGCCGAGGACGGCGAAGGGGGCAGAGGCTTCTGGGTCAGAGTGTTCACGCCGCCGGCGTTCATCCTCGCCGGAGCCCTCCAGTTAGGCGTCGACTGGATCGGCAAGTTCCAGGAGGGTATGCGCGAGGAGCGGATCGCCCAGGAGCTCCAGGCGATATTCGACCGGGCCGCGCTTCAGCTCGACATCGACTGGGAGGAGTTCTTCAACGTCGAGGCGATGGGCGTCCGCGAGGAGTTCGTCGTCGAAGGCTGGCAGCCCGACGTGGTCCCCGGCTTCGGCGCGGGGCCGCCAAACGCCGGCTACGGCCCGTCCCTGGGCGGCTTCTCAGCAGCCGACATACAGGGCACCGGCCCCGGCCTCGAGGCAATCGCGGCAGCGCAGGCAGCAAACCTGGCAGCAGAGGCGCAGCTTGAGGAAATGAACGAGGCGCTGGCCGACGCCCAGCAGGGCCAGCTAGACGTCGCAGACGCGTTCGCCGATCTCCTCAGCGAAATGGAGGACCTGCGCCTCGTCGGCATGGGCGCGGGGGACATCACCGGCACCGGACCCGGCCTGATCGAGGTCGCCAACGCGCAGATAGAGGCCGCCGAAGCCCTCACAAGAGCGGCCGAAGCCGCCGAAGCCGCCACAGCTGATCGGAAGTTCATAGAGGCCGCCCCCGCGAAAGTCGACGAGATGGCCGACCTGGGCACGTGGCTTACAGGCCCCGGTGCTCAGGCTGGCATATTCGGAGCCGCTCCAGCGGTCAACGTGACGATCAACGCCCCGGCGGTCACCGGTAAGGAAGTCATCGACGCTATGGCCGAAGCGGTCAAGCAAAACGGACCATTCAGCCGTCAATGGGTCGGCCAGTGACGTGGCTACCGCTACGCACACCGTCAACATCTACCTCGACGGCCACTACAGAACCGTCACCGCAGACGTCCGCGCCGTCCAAATCTCCTACGGCCGCCTGCGCGTCACCGATTCGTTTCGGGCCGGCTCCTGCCGCATAAGCCTCAACAACCAGGACAACGCCTACGGCCCCCTGGCAGGCGGCACCTACGGCGACTCGCAATGGCTGAACGCCGAGGTGCGGGTAATGACGTCGATCAACGCCCCCGGCGTGGCGACAACCCTGTTTCGGGGCCGAATCGAGGACGTCGACACCCTGTACCCGAACTCGAGGGACTCAACGGTCATCGTCAAGTGCCTCGACGGCATGTCGCTCTTGGCCCGAACCGAGCTCACCGACGTGTCGTTCTCCCAGGAGGTCGGCTCTGTTCGCTTCTCGGCGGTGCTCGACGACTCCCAGGTCGCCTATCCCGCACAACCCGGCAGCCCGACGACGGCAGACCCGTCGACGCGTGACATCGACGCGTCGTCGGTCACGATGCAGGCCGCAGACATCGCGGAGCTCAACACGACGACGTACACCGAACGCCTCTCACAGTCCGAGGACGGCGCAATCTTCGTTCGGCACGGCAGCGCCGCCGGCGCTGCGGTCACCGCCGGCGACCGGGGCGACATCCTCACCTATAAGAAGCGGTACGCCGACTCGGGTGTCACCGGGCTGACGTTCGGGGCCGGCGACGGCACCGCCGCAGCCGAGCCGGCGTTCACCAACATCACGACCATGTTCGGCACCGAGCTCCTCTACACGCGGGGCGTCTACCAGCGAACCGGCGGCGACGACCAGATATTCGACGAGAACGTGTTCGGTCAACCCGCCTACGGGATACGCACCCTGGTGCGCCGCAACCTGCTCAACGACTCCGACGACGACGTGCTCACAGCCTGCAAGAACTTCGTGGCCCTGCACTCCACGCCTGCTCTCAGGGTGTCGAGTTTGGAGTGCAAGCCGTTGGCGCTCACCGACGCCCAGGCCGAGAAGGTCGCCAAGCTGACGATATTCGACGGCATCCGCGCCCAGTTCCAACCCATCGGAGCGGGCGCGGCAATGAACCAGGTGCTGCGCGTCGAATCCGTCACGCATGAGATCACGCCGAAGGACTGGACGATGCGCCTGGGCACGTCCGGCAGCGGCGACACCGTGTTCCTGATCCTCGACTCGGCCGACTTCGGCATCCTCAACACCAACAAGCTCGCACCGTAAGGAGACACCATGCCGGCACCAGCTGGTTTCAAGACATTTGTGGCCGGAGCGGTGCTCAGCGCCACCAGCGACGTGCAGGTGTACCTCATGGACCAGGTCTGCACCGTCTGGAATGACGCCTCGGCTCGCACGTCCGGCCTGGGCTCGCCGGCCGAGGGGCAGATGAGTTACCTGAAAGACACCGACAAGGTCTACACCTACGACGGTGCAGCCTGGGTGGAGCTCGGAGCATCCCCGGAGGACGCAAACACCATCATCGGCCTCGAAATGTTCCTGTAGGAGGACAACATGGCAACATACTCAAAGCGGCTCCTGAGCGGGTCAACGAACGGCAAGGGCATAAAGGTCGTCCAGACGGCCACAGCCGGGACGACGATCCACACCGCCGTATCAGGCGCGAGCGACTTCGACGAGCTGTGGATCTACGCCGTCAACTCCCACGGCAGCGACGTCAAACTCACCCTCGAATGGGGAGAGGCGACCGCCCCCGACGGCAACATCGAACAGATTGTGCCGTCTGAATCGGGCCTCATGCTCCTGGCCCCCGGCCTGCTCCTACAAAACAGCCTGGTGCTCAAGGCGTTCGCCGCCAACGCCAACGTCATCGTCGTTCACGGCTACTGCAACCGCATAACTGCCTGATGGGCGTGCGCTACGGGTCCAGGTCGAGGCCGGGGACAATGGTTTCGACGTGGCTCAACAGCCTTACGTCGGGGACACCTGCGCCTGTCGTCGCGGGCTACATCGGCGGCGGCACCTCGGGTAGCGCCACATCGACTGTGGACAAGATCCCGTTCGCCGACGACTCGATCTCCTCGCTCGCGCAGGGCCTCTCGGTGGCCCGCGAGGGCGTCGCAGGGGTCGGCAACAGCGGTACGGCGGGTTACGCCGGCGGCGGGTACAGCACCTCGACGACAGTAGACAAGTGGGTGTTCGCAGGCGATTCCCGAACGACGCTCGGCACTGGCCTGTCGGTTGGGCGGGGACAGTTGGCGTCGATGTCGAACAGCGGCACAGCGGGCTATTGGGCGGGCGGTACGGCGAGTGCCACGAAAAAGAACACCGTCGACAAACTCGACGTTTCAGACGACACATGGTCGGTGCTCGGCACTGGCCTGTCCGTTGCCCTTCGCCTGCTCGCAGGAATGGCGAACAGCGGTACGGCGGGCTATGTCGGCGGCGGGTACAACCCGTCTACAGACAACGTCGACAAGTTCCTGTTCTCCAACGATTCCCGCACCTCGTATGCGACGGGCCTGTCGGCTAACAACCACGGCCTCGGCGCGATGGCGAACAGCGGCACGGCGGGCTACTTCTGCGGCGGCGCGGGCGCTACCGACACCATCGACAAATGGACCTTCGCCTCTGATACGTCGGCGGCGCTCGGCACCGGCCTGGACACGGGCGTGGAGGGTCCGACCTGCATGGCGAACAGCGGCACGAAGGGCTACATCTGCGGCGGCCACGACGGCAGTGGATACGTCGACATCGTCCAGACTGTTACGTTCAGCGATGACTCGATCTCCACGCTCGGAATCACGCTGTCCGATGACAACGGCTTCGCCGCGGGCTTCGCAAACGAAGCAAGTTTGGGCGGGCCATGAACATCCTCGACGCAATCGCAGAAGTCCAACAGCCCCGCAGCCGCTACCAGTTGATCCACTTCGTGTTGGGTCAGCACGACACCGCGGAGATGCAGTTCTACCAGCTGTGCATCGAACTCCAGGACATGGGCTACAAGTTGCGGATGGCCGAACTGAACGTCAAAAAAACCGAGGTCGAGATCGCCCGCCTGGTGGAAACCGGCGACGAACTCGACGCAATCGAAGCCGAAGAAAAGCAGGTCGGCCTCGAACAGACCCAGATCGTCATGAGGGGTGCCCAGCGGGAGATCGCCATCTTGGAGGACATCTTCAACGAGTGCCAGCACTACACCCGTGACGAGATAGAACACGCACAGCCTGAGTATTGGCAGGCGCGCCTGACCCGCCAGACGAACCTGCAGATGATGTCGGGGAACGTCCAATGGGCGCAGTTGGATTCGATGCGACAGATCGGCCTACTGGACGATCTCGTTGAGGCACGCGAGGCCCAACTGGCCGAACAAGTGAAACTGGAGTTGGCCGAATGATGTACCTCAAATGGAAGCTGTCCCAGGGGACTTCGGGCACCGGCCCAGAAGGAGTGATCGGTGACCGCGGCGGCCACGCCGAAGCCTCATGGGCCGCCGACGCCGCCGGTTACCGCATTGGCTACCTCACCGCACCCGCGAACATCGACGGCCTCGAGGTCTGGGATGTCACGACCCAGACTGAAGCGCAGGCGCTCGCGTTCTGCCAGGCGATCTACGCCGACGCCGAGGTGCTACCCGACGGGCGCATCTCCGCGCCGCAACCCGATGTCCCCGAGTAACGACCTCGAGCTCCTCGAGGGCTACCGCGACGACGGCAACGAGAACGTCGCCGACCTCGACCCGCTGCTCGTCTGGCGGCTCGCCTCTGCGTACCGCACAAGCGACCTCCTCGCCGAAAAGCTCACCATCGAATCAGGCGTCAGAACCGTCCAGGAACAGACCTACCTTCATGACCGGTATCGGCACCACGGCGGGGTACTGGCCGCTGATCCGGCCCGCATCATCGGCGTCGGTTCCGGCGGCACCTGGAAAGGCTCCTACCACATGGCCCAGGCGTCGGGCCTCGGGTACGCCGTCGACCTCACCCACCACGGCCTCGCCTCCTGGTCGGACATCACCAGGGTGCTCAAAGGGTGGGGATTGCATCGAACGGTCGCCGGGGAACCGTGGCACTACCAGGCACAGACCGTCGACGGTCCCCTAGAGGGGCCGTTTCCCGAATGGTGGAAAGGTGAACAGCCCGTGGAAGATGACACAGTCGATTGGCTTCGCACCATCGAGGCAATCATGCACGCCGGCGACCAGGTGGCGGCCAACCCTGTCCGCAAGGGCAGCCGCGGCGATGAAGTCGCCATCATCCAGGCGCACCTCACCCTGGCCGGGTTTCCCCTGGGGACGGTCGACGGCGTCGCCGGCAAACGCACAGACAAGGCGATCGAGGACTACCAGGCGCTCAATGCTCTAACCATCGACGGCATCGTCGGCATCAACACCTGGAACCGCTTATGGAGGACAACGTGAACGACATTCTGGTCAGGGCAGGCAAGACATGGCTGCAGACGTTCGTCGGCCTGCTGGTCGCCTCGTGGGCGTCCCGCACCATCAATATCGAGACACTCGACCCGCTCCAGGAGCTCTCGACCATCGCAGGGCTCGCGTTCGCTTCCATCCCGGCCGCCGTGAGCGCCCTTCAGAACAGCCTCAAGTTGGCGAAGCCCGGTGCCTGAGCTCGTCGCCTCTGTAGGCATCATCGCCGCGGCGACCATCTCGGCCATCTCCGCTGTCCTCGTCGCACGCCTCCGACTCGACTACCGGACACAAAACGGCACGCAGGTCGACCTCCTCCGCGAGATCAACCGCCGCACGACCCGCATCGAGGAACGCGTCAACGACCACGGCGAACGCATCGCCACCATCGAGGGCCGACAAGCGGCGCAATAGTGGAA